AATAATGTGATGTACAATAGCATCATTTACCTCATAGTTTTTTTGCTTCAATAAAGATTTGCGTGGCATTCTAAATTTCGCTGTGGTCATTGATTTGGTTTTTAAGTGCTGCTAATTTGTTGGCATAGTAGGTTTTAACTATTTCAACTGTCTCATAATCGTGCTTCTCTAATCTTGTCTTTAATAGGTATGGTGAAAGTCCAGTGATAGCACAGATTTTTTTCATGTCTCCATGACGAAGCATGGCTCTATAATCCGTTACTTGAATCATCTTTTAATTGGTTGTTTTGGTTAATTAATACTTGTCCAGCTTCTGTTAATGGTCTGCAGAATAAGGTGAACGCCTTATCTCCATCTTGGAATGTTACAGTTGTTTCCTCTGTGTTAGCCAATACTAATCTAATAGCTGGTTCTTGGTCGTTAATCTTCTCATTGGTAGCTGCGAATACTTGTGGCTCATTATCGCCAAACTTAAAGCACCACTCACAAGGGAAAATAGGTGTTAATTCTTTTTCTACTAATTCTACTTCTTGGTTGTCCATGTTTATTTGTTTTTGTTGTTAAAAAGTTTAATATGCCTATCGATTGAATCAACTGCTGCATTAAGTGAGGCGTAATAGCTATGTCTCCAGTAGAACCATTTACCATTTAGTATCATGTTATCCCATTTGATAATCATGCCTTTGTAGGTGTATTGTTTTGAGATTCTGCCGTTGCTGTTTACATAAGTGCACTCTTCTTTGATGCCTTTTTTCTTTTGTTCAAGGGATAGCTTTTGATTCATTTGTTTAGTTTGATGGGATTAGTATCTCAAACAAGACCTTTTCTTGGCTCTTAGGTTGTCCTTTAACCATGTTGCAGTATATTGAATACGCCTTATCATAATCTTTGGACATTGACCCAGAGACAATCATTCCGTCTTGTCTGGTAAAATAAAAAGTTTCGTTAAGTAAAAAGTCGAGCTCTTCGATAAATTGTAGGTTTTTCATGTTATAGGTTTTGTATTTTAATAAGTGCTTCTGTTACATCATCTTCTGTTAACCATCCAAGAACATCATTTGTAACTGATGTGTTATAAGTTAACCCACCTTCTTCATCAAGTACAGCCAATTCGTACAATCCATCTTCATGACCATAAGAAAAACTGTGTTGAACAATTGATGCTCCATAACCATTTTCAAAATTTATAGTAGCTTGTATTCCAGCCCTAAAATCATTTGTAGGCTTAAATTGTAAATCATTAAATGTTTTCATGTTATGGGTTTTTTGGTGTTGTTGTTGTTTCTTCGTTGGTTTCTTCTTCATCATCCCAGTCGCAGTACTCTAAGCACTCTGGACATAGGTTAATTTCTGGGTAATTGGTGTGAGCTCCACAGCAAGTAGAAAATGGCATATTTATTTGTTTTGATTATATACTTCATTATAATATTGTTCAAATATTTTGTCGCAATCATCTAAAAGTTCATCATATCCAACTCCAGCATAAAAAGCATGATATAATCTATCTCTTTCTTTTTGTAATAAATTTTGCAAATACTCATCTGTTACACTAATATTATGACCTCTCAATATAATTAGTTCTTCAACTACTTCTTTCATTGGTGATTTCATAGGTTATTTATTTTATTTAAATGTTTCGTTATAGTAATCTTCTTTGCCTTGTATTGTATCATCTACAGCATCTATAATACCATATCCATAAGCATCCATTATCTGCTCTTTTTCTTTTTCAAGTGCAGTATCTAAAATACCTTCGTTATACATTGTGTTGTATAAGTCTTTATTAAACTCTTTGAGTACCATAAATAATTCTTGCATTGCTGTTTTCATAACTAAGGTTTTTTGGTGTTTAGTTTAGATAATCGGCTGAAATAAGTTTTTGGGTCACCTATTTTAGCTTTGTTCATGTTAGACTCATACTCTACTGGGTGTATGCAGTTTTTTGTTTCGTGATTGTAGTAGGCTTGTTCGCCTTTATCAATGAGAATACCAGTTATGGCACATTTCATTGGATGGGTTAAGGTAATTAATTCGTACATTGTTTTTGTTTTGGTTTGGTAAAATTAAAGAATATTTGTTATAATTTAATATTTTTTAGTTAATTTTTTGTTAATGCTTCTAAGATTTTTCATTTCATGTTCAAGTTTTTGGCACTTAGTGTGTAATAGGCACATAAAAGACAGTAATTCTTCAGCATCTAAATCAGTCATTTTTTTGCCCATTATATATTCTGGAATCATTTCTAATCCACCTAAATTGAAACCATTAATGTGACCAGTAAAAGTTTTTGCGGAGTTTTTGTTCATGTTTAAAAGATTTTTGGTTGGTTATAAAAGATTTTTGTGGGGTTTTTGGGAGTTTTTGTGGGATTTTTAGCAGGTTTTTGCATGGGGTTTTTGGCAGATTTTTGTCTGCAACTAAAAATAGTTACTACGAAAACTTTAGTAGTTGTTTAGTCAACTAATTAGCGTTAGTTTTGATATCTTAATTTATGCATGGCATAAACAAAGTAAAAATCAATTCTTTGCCTATTTTTAGGCGTTTCTAGCCTGTTTAATATGTTAGTAAGGTACTTACATTGTTTTATATTTTTATTGTCTTATTTTGGCTTATTTTGCCAAATATTCGTTTTGTCTTATTTCGGCTATTCTTTGGGCTAATTGCTCGGTATTATAAGATTGAAACGCAATACCTCCGCCAAATTGCTTGTTGTGAAACTTACGGCCTCCTAATTTACGGCCCAAATAAAGGGCCCTTTCGTATGTATCGGCCAATTGTAGGTAATGAACAACAAAACGAGGGTTACCGTTTACGTCGTTATTAATTCTTGTAAACATTTTGTGTTTGTTTTGGTTAATATAGCCCCTAAAAGGGACTATTTCGGCTAATATCAAGCCTCGTCAGTTAACCTAATTGAGGCAATAAATTCTCAACCTCGTCAATCTTAATTTTATGGCAACCTACCGACAAAAAGCCGTCTTTTATGCCGTTATATGTAAAGTCTCCAACGTGTTGGCCTATTTGCAAAGTATTATTTTTTAGACGTTGATAAGCCAATATAAAAACATTTTTAGACATTTTTACGCCTCCACTTGTTTCAATATTGTCCGTTTCTTTGTTATATCTTAAAAAATATTGTCCCAAATTATAAATTGACGATATTTTAAACTGTCTAAATTCTAATATATCGTCTTTTGCCTTTTCAAGTCGCTTTTGCTCGGCTTTTCTTTCGTTTTCAATCTTTTTTATTTGCCATGTTTTGAACTCCTCCGAGTCTTGATATTCAAATATCCAATTGGTTAGCTCGTTGTATCTATTTTGTAAGGTTCTATACTCCCATAAAAACTCACTTAAGCTAAAAAAGCTAACATATTTTTCGAAAACGTCAATTGCAATTTTTGCTTGTTCAATGTAGCCGTTTTTTAATTTAGTTGCTTTTATTGCTTTTTGTTGTGCGTCTTTTGCGTATTCTAAATAACTTTTCAAGTTCTCCAAATGTGCGTTTGTTGAGTTCTCAATATCATTGAAAAAACTTTGTACCTTAAAAAATTGAACATTTGCGGGTATTGAACGCCAAACTAAATTTTGTTGTTTACTTGTTGAGTTAGAATAGTGCCTATCGTTAAAAAATACGCATTTTTTACCGTCTTTGTTGGTAACGTGTTGTGCCAACTTAAAATGATAGCCATACGAATAGATACTATCGTATTCAAAAAACATATTAGAGCCTTTGCCATGTGTTTGAGTTTGATTTGCCCAAACGTGTGTCAATTCGGAGTTGTTAAATTTTGTTCTCATGTGTTTGTATTTATTTAGGTTATTTTATTACGTTGCCTTGTTCGTTTAATATTTCAATTATATCGAGGTCTCTATGTGTATCGTATAAATATTCATATTCGTTTAAGTCCTCGTAAATTATGCACTCTTTTATTTGGTCTTTTATTATTTGGTCGGCTTGTTCTTGCGTCTCCGCTTGTATGTGTTTTGTTGACCTTGTCCAAAGTTCTATTTTTTGGTCAATAAAATAAGTAAACTCTTTTTGTTGTGTTTGTGTTTGTATCATGTTTATAGGTTTTATTAGTTGTAAATTGATTGAATATGCTTTTTAGCTATTGATAACGCTTTTTTGCTTACATATTTAGGACATATAATGTTGTCAAAATATAGTTTGTTTTTGTCTTTTGATATGTAACAATAACAAATTGACGAGCCGTTAGATATTGCTAACTCACTTTCGCTAATTGTTTCAATTGACCAAATTTTGTTTTGCCATACTGGTTGTGCGTTTGGTAATGTTGTTTTGCTTTTCATGTTATTTACTTTTTGTATTGTGTTAAGTCTTGCCAAATTGTTTTGGCTAATGTGTAAAGTAAGATACCGCCAATAAATAAAGCGATAAATTCGAAAAGGCTAATCGTTTGCATTGTTATCGATTAAAAGGTGAATGATTAAGTTGCCAACGTTTGCCATAAATAGCGTAAATAAAACTATTTCAGCTAATAATAAGATGTTAGAAAGTGTTTGCATTTTGTATTGTTTTGGTTAATTGATAGGGTAAAGATAATATACCAAAAGTTAAAAAACAAATAAATATGTTAAAATATTGTAAAAATAATAAAATAGTTTTCGGTCTATATTTATACCATCGGTAAAGAAACTTTACCATGTCTTTTATCCTGGTATATATTCTATACTGTATTAAGTATATAATATATAATAAATACTACATTATATAATAAATACTAAATTATATATTATATAATAGAATAAATAAATAAATAGTATATTATATTAGGGATGCTTTACCAATATTATTGAATTCGTGTTAGCTATTCATTTTGTGTGGGTTGTTATGTCCCGTAAATGAGTGAAGGATAAATTGTATGCATAAATATAGTAAATAACCTATCCCAATTTAGCCTCTATTTAACATAATGCTAATTTCATCATTGAATATCAAGTACTTATATATGTTAATAAGTACCCATGTACCCCCTACCTTGTTTATTCGTACGAATCTTTTCGTAGTGCCTATGTGCCCTCCATATTTTTGATATAAAACATTGTTTTCACCAATTTTAACTTTTGTATTGTTGTTTTGGTATTATTGTTGTAGCTTTGATTTTATGAAAGATACATTTGGAAAGAAACAATATCAATGCAAGTGTGGTACAGTCCAGGATGAGTTTGTCTGGAGTAGTCAGATTAAGGAGGTGGAGTTTGAGTGTGGGAAGTGTGGAGCTTGGATGGGGCACGAGAACCTTAAGGTGAAGAGTAAGGTGGGAATTATATCAATCAGAACACCAACCAAAAACCGATAATATGAGAATTTTACTTAAAGCTTTGTTAATTACTTTTTTAATAATTATATCTTCTATTTCAATAATGGTTTTAGTAATGGAATTTCCAATTGCGTCTGCTTTATCATTTTTATTTATATCAATTTTTGCTATCACATACTTTACCTTAAAGAAAATCCAAAACAAATAATATGAACGCAGAATTTAAGGACATAACGAAAGAAGCATTTATCATTGCTTATAGGGAGAATTTTGGAAATATTACCATTGCTTGTCAAGCGTGTGGGATAAGTAGGACTATGTACCAGAATTGGATGAAGAATGACCCAGAGTTTAAGAAGGCATTGGCTGAAATAGAGCCAGAGGAGATTATGCTTGATTGGGGGGAGCATAAGTTGATGGAGAGGATTACTAAGGGTGATACCTTGGCTACGATGTTCTTGCTTAAGACTAAGGGCAAGAGAAGAGGGTACATTGAAAAGACAGAGGTACAGCACGAGGGGGATGTGGTGAAGCAGATTACGGTCAACGT